ACAACGAGAAGAAGCGGTTGCGGCGGGTGAACGCAATGTTGTGCCGGGGCAGGCGTGGCTTGAGGCTCTTATCCGTGGTATAGGTAGGGAGATGCGGGAGAACTCGATGGGCGGTGCGCCTTTCGGACAGGCTACGCGGGAAGAATTAGGGTCACTGGGCTACGAACAAATGCTGCGGGAGCAATATCCCGAAGAATTTGCGAGAGGAAGACTTTATGGCTCTGAAGCGTTTCCGACGGATATTGCGTCCTTATACGCCGCACGTCCCGGTCGTTCGGCATTTACACAAATTGCAGGACGTGAAGCCGGAGCAGCTGGTGGTCCTCGCGCTATCCGTGGCGCTGGCACTCCTGCATTAACATACGAACCTGTGCAGGGGCCAACGATTAACGCTGGTTTTGAAGTTCCACGGGGAATGAATAGGTTTGAGGCTAATCAATATTATTTCACTCATGGTATTCCGGGTGAAGATATTTATCGTCGGTCGAATTATGGAGGGGAGTTAGGCTTTACCCCAAGAGGCCGAGCCCCATCACCTCCGGGTGAACCGATTGAAATGGGCGCTCCTTACTGGCCGAACGCAGTTCCACGGGACATGGGTAAATTTCAAGCCAATACTTACGGCATGACTTATGGTCGCCCCGGTAATGAAATGTATCGTTACTCGAACATGGACTTTGTGCCTGAGAATGTTCCGGGGCAATTTGGGCCATTAGCACCAAGAGCCTCCACAATGCCCGTTGTTCAGCAGGGTGGTGTTCCGGCAGTTCGTGGTGGCCTGCCAACCATGGCGCAGGGTGAGTGGCAGGGACCTTACGGCGCTTATGGTGAATTCCGCGACGTGACCGGGAATGTGCTGCAAGGCCCTGCGGAGGCCCCTTATGCTGGCGGCATGGACTTTGGGGTGATGCGGGAAGGCGCAGCATCTCGCGGCGGCATTCCTTTCGGCAAGATCGCGGCAGGCGCTGCGGGCCTTGGCATTCCGCTTTTTGCTGCATATGAAAGTCAACGTCAACCTGCTGCAAGAACAGAGGCGGGTCGCCCAGTTGGTTCGGAAACGAGTAGGGGCAGGGCCGAACTGCCGCCAATCGATATCAGAGGGCGTGAAGCACAGGGCGCGAAGATGGCCCCGGAAAGTAAGGCCGGTGGCTCGGCCATGCCGAAAGAGGGCACGAAAGCTCCCAAAAAGGGCACGTCGAAAGTTCCAACTCCTCCCAAACGCCCATCAGAAATGAGCCCTGCGGAGCAGCAAGACTTCGAAGGTAACTTAAACTATTACGTTACAAAAATGCTGGACGAATTGACGGGGCAGCAGGAAGCGGAGCGTGGCCGTCGTCATCAACAATATTATGAGCAGTATCGCTGATGCAGGGAAGTCTGGAATATAATTATGAAGTGGTTGATCCGGCAGAAATGGCGGAGCTTAACCGCTTTTACCAAACGCAAAGTGTTCCAGAAACAATCCTCAACACAGCCTATCCTGCCGCGATGCGGGCATATGCCGGGACTTATTTTTACCCAGAAGACGACATTTTAACTCAACAAAGATTTTCCGGAAGTGAACTAAACGCCTTACAGCAAGACTATCTTAATAAAAGAGCAGATTATGTAAGTGGTTTTGGGTCGAACCCATTGACAGGATTTCAAAAAAGTCCCATTCCAGATGTAAGTCATTTTGTGCCTTTTGAACAATATTCACAAGAACAAATTCCTGATGTGCGGATGCAGGGATTTGGCAGCATGTTTCAAGGATTGGCCCCTTTCACTCGCGGGGCGTATTATGAGCAATCGCCGGAGGGCGTAAGGCTGCGGAATACCTACACCACACCTTACGGGCAAAGAGATGTAAATGTGTTGTTACCGATGGAGCCACAATGAGAGAGCCGTTAGTTAAGCTCCCCGGAAAAGGGGCGCATGTCCACAAAATGGTGGCGCAGACCGCGAAAGAAATGGCGCAAGAGGTTTACGAAAGCTGGGCCTCAAAAAGCGACGAATTTTACGCAGAACACAGATCGATTGATGAATATGTGAACTCGTGCTGGCCGCTTTACCTTGATGCGGCGCGGGCTACACTTGCACAAATGTTGACAACCAATATCGCAGACACCTTGAAAGATGAAATCCATGATGCTTTAGTAAAAGACGCTACATTGCGTCGAGGGCGTGAGGGCGTCTTGCAGATGAAGAAAGGAAAAGGAGCCTAACATGAAAAATTTATTCCCAACAATTCTTCGACAAGCAGAGGGCGCTGCAGACGTTGTGCCTGCTGCGGAACCTGTCGCCCCGCCTCCAGCCCCAGAACCATCCCCGTCTGAGGCTGTGACATCGGAAGGAGGAGGTCTTGCGGATCCCCCTCCTTCCGACAGCGACTCCCGCCCGCCGCAGGGTTTGTTGGATCGAATTGGGCAGTTGACGCGACAAAAACGCGAACTCGAAGAACGCCTGCAGGCTATGGAGGCTCCACAATATGCGCCGCAGCAATATGATGTTCCTGCCGGGCAGATCGACCAGCGCCAAATCCAGATGGAGATTTATCGACAAGCTCAAGAGCTTGCGAAGCAAAATGAATGGAAAAGCACGACGGATAAGATCTGGAATGAAGGGTTAAGTAAGTATGGGGATTGGGCCACGCAATTAAACTCCATGGCCCAGATTTTGGGAGGTATTCCTCCGGCCCTTACGGAGGCTGCTATTGAAAGTGGTAGCCCTCATGAGGTATTATACCATCTAGCGAAGAATCCGGACGAGGCCGCGAGGATCGCACTTTTGCCCCCGACACGTCAGGCGGTGGCAGTTGCGAAGTTAGCGGCGAACGTCACAGCGCCAAGGAAGGTCACATCGGCCCCACCGCCGATATCTCCGAAGGTGCAGGGAATTGGAAGTGCCCCGGCGTCACTCGACGATCCGAACATTTCCATGGAAGAATGGGCGAGATTGCGGAACGAACAAGCCGCAAATCGTCGGAGAAGGTAGGCGAGGGAACCTTAAATCCCCTCCCCTTGCTGATCGCAGGGTAAGCGATCTGGGTTGCTCGGCAAAAGGACAGAAGCGAGCGCTGTCAGATGAACAAAGGACTCCCTTTGTATTTTGACAAAGCGCAACAGCGTTTCACTTAACAATCTCATAATCGGGAAAGTTCTTTGAAATGCACCTTTTGCGGAGTGTAAAACGATGAATTCCGGTGGCAATTGCAGCTTGAGCGAACGACCGATATTCGGTGCCGTTAATTCGGCATTTGATATTTCGGACGTGCGTTTCGCTGCGTTGCTGAATGGATGCTTCGGACGGCGAAGCTCGGTTGAAGAAAGGTCTTTTGCGGCCAAGCAAAGCAGCTCGTTGTTTTGCTTTGGTTTCTTCGGACGTGACTTTGCCGAGTCGAGATTGTCGAATAGCTTCTCTGGTTTCATCGGTTCTGGTATATCGACCAAGGCTGGCCATCATGTCAGCGTGTCTTTCAATAAGATGTTCGCTTGCAGAAAGGCATTCAAGATTTTCAAGTCGATTATCAGTTTTGTTGCCGTTGATATGGTGGATATGATTAACCGGGTTAAAATTATCCATCCAACATTCAGCAACAATTCGATGCACGAGCAATTTTCCCATAAGCAAATAACCGCCGGGATGTTTGCTGGGAATAAAAGGGGTGTGTTTTCTAAGAACTTTTCCGCAGCGGGAAACAGCGTAAAGATGGTTAAAGGCTCGATATTCGATGCCATCCATTGTAAAGCTAATCATGCTGAACTCTTTGGGTTGTTTAAGGGTAATCATCTTCTAACCTAAGTTAAAGGAAAAGTCAAATGAGCAATTCAATCCTAACAATTAACATGATTACCCGTGAGGCCGTGCGCCTCTGGGTAAATACCAACTCCTTCCTTCAACACATCGATACGCAGTATGACGACCAGTTCGCTGTAACCGGCGCGAAAATTGGTCAGAGCCTGCGTATCCGTCTGCCAAACGACTACACGGTCCGCACAGGCCCTGTCGCGCAGATCCAAGATACGGCAGAAACCAGCACCACCCTCACGCTGGCAACCCAAAAAGGCGTTGACGTTTCGTTTAACAGCGTTGAACGCACGATGAGCTTGGACGACTATTCCAAGCGAATTCTTGCGCCAGCTGTAAACAACCTCGTCGGCGCTGTCGCTGCAGACGTAATGTCAGGCGCTGAGCCCGGCGTTTCAAACTTGGTCGGTAACTTTGACAATGCTGGCAACCTGTTGCGTCCTACGCTCGACACATGGTTGCAGGCAAAAGCACTGTTGTCCTTGCGTTCGGCTCCAACCGATTCCCGCAAGTTCATCCTTGATCCTGTCACCATGGCTCGCACGGTCCAGAACCTTTCTGGCCTGTTGAACCCAGCGACAGAGATCTCCGATCAGTATCGTAAGGGTGAAGTTTATAACGCAATCGGCTTCGACTGGTTCGAGGATCAGACCGTTATCAAACATACAACCGCAAGCTACGCTGCAATGACGGTTTCTGGCGCAGGTCAGACCGGCACCACGCTTGTTACAGCAGCCCTCACCGGCCCGCTCAACCAAGGCGATATCATTCAGATCGCTGGCGTGAACGCGGTAAACCGTATCACCAAAGTCTCAACAGGTCAGTTGCAGATGTTTGTGGTTACGGCGAATGCGGCTACGGGCGCAACCAGCCTTTCGATCTACCCTGCAATCGTTCCACCATCAGGTGGTTCACCTGTGCAGTATCAGACGACGGACAGCAGCCCAGCTTCTGGCGCGGCGATCCTTCCGATGGTTCTTGCTGGCACGGTTTATCGTAAAAACATTGCGTTCATTCCGGACGCTGTGACGATGGCTACAGCCGATCTTGAGCTGCCAAAGAACATGCAGGAAACTGCAAGAGAACGTATGGACGGCGTTTCGATGCGTATGGTGACGGGCTTTGACATCAAGTCAGACCAGTTCATCACCCGTCTGGACGTGTTGTATGGTTACGTCTGGGTTCGTCCTGAGTGGGCGGTCGCAGTTGCGGACATCATCTAATAACTAAAAGGGGGGCATGTTGCCCCCCTCCTTCCAAGGAGCAAGGTAATGGCTAAAGCAAGAAACTTTCTCGGTGTTTTTGAGAATATGGATTTCCCAGAATACAAGTTTAAAGAATATCCGAAGGTTGTCGGGTATCGGGATGAGAAAAAGCAGGTTCCGATTATCGTTGGAGATGCGAAAGAGGAAGTGGATTTCATCACAAAAGGTGAACAAGGCTCTTTCAAAACTCGTGAGGATGAATTGCAGGCTGAACTTGAGCGCAAAGCTGTGGAGTTGGAATTGGCAAAAACACAACTTGCTGAACTTAAAGCCCAAAAAGAACTCGCTGAAAACAGCAAGAAGCCTGTTTCCAAGCCGACCCTTAACGTCAAGGATATCTAATGACCACTGCGCTCGACATCATCACGCTTGCTTACAAAGACGCTGGTGTGTTGGGCGTTGGTCAGACCCTTTTGGCTGAAGACGTGAATGATGCACTCACACGTCTCAACATGATGATCGCCCAGTGGCGTGTAAAACGCTGGATGGTTTGGCATCTTGTGGATGTGAGCGTTGTGTCTACCGGGGCGCAAAGCTACAGCGTTGGTCCGGGCGGAGATATCAATGTTTCCGTTCGGCCTGACAAAATTGAAAGCGCGTATTTTAGAAT